GAGTATCTTGGGAAGCGGTTCCTCTGCCGCTTCCATATTCCGGATGCTTTCACCTCGTGGCCGTTAGGCCTTAACACATAATACAAATAGTCAACATTATGGAAATCCGAACCGCCTACAACTACGACCGTGACCAGGTTAGCCTGGACACCGGACTCGGCAACTTCGACAAATCATTGACTCAGCAGTCCTTTAAAGAGGAATGCGACATCAACACCATCGTCGAACGCTTCAACGTAACCGGACTTCTTCCACAGGCCAACGCCCTTCCGGTCTACCAAAACTTCGAAGGAATCTTCGACTACCAAACCGCTCAAAACGCCATCGTCCAAGCCGACGCTGCCTTTATGCAGCTCCCGGCCCAAATCCGGGATCGGTTTCGCAACTCGGCTGCGGAGATGCTTTCTTTCCTCGAAAACGAGGAAAACCGTGAGGAGGCTGTGTACCTCGGACTCCTCGAACCAGCGCCGGAAACGGCGCCGCACACTGACCCTACTTGATGTTAAGTGTGCTAGGTGACACCGCTCACCTCTCACCCTCCCCCCCTTCAAGACTCTTTTAGGTATTTGGAACGCTTCCATCATCAACGACAAGGAACGATATGCGCTACTCAGTCAACAAAAACCGCTCCGCGAAACAATTTCGCAGCAACCTCAGAAAAACCAAGGCCCCCAACGTCCAGGCTGGACCTATGCGTGGGGGCTGGAGGCTCTAATTGGCTTGCTACCACCCCATAGAGGCTTTCAAAACCATCGGGGGTTCAATCGTTTTCCGTGATCCAGGTCCTGCACTCCAATCTCAACTCAAACTGCCGTGCGGCAGATGTGTGGGTTGCAGGCTGGAACGCTCAAGACAATGGTCTCTTCGTTGTATCAATGAAGCCTCGCTCTACAAGGACAACGCATTTGTCACCCTTACTTACGACGACGCGCATCTACCTCCCGGCGGATCTCTGCAATACCGTGACTTTCAACTATTCTTAAAACGTCTCCGCAAACACTACGGCACCAATGTCCGTTTCTACATGTGTGGCGAATACGGCACACAAACCCAACGTCCCCATTACCATGCGTGTTTATTCAATCTTTCTATCTCAGACAAAAAACTTCACTCACGCTCTGGGGACGACTATCTCTACACCTCTCTTACTCTCTCCAAACTCTGGCCTTATGGCCACTCTCTAATCGGAGACGTCACTTCTAAATCTGCCGCTTACTGCGCTCGTTACATGATGGACAAACTCAAGTGGGATGACAAAACAAATGCCGCTTATGCAAACACTGACTGCGATACTGGAGAGATCACTTATCGCACTCCAGAATTCTCGCGAATGTCGCTCCGACCAGGCATTGGCGCCCCTTGGGTCGCCAAATTCGGGTCAGACGTCTTTAACCATGACAAACACGTTCACGAAGGAAAACCAAGCAAACCCCCCCGTTATTACGACATCCTCCACAAACGCATCGACCCATCGTCGTGGGCCCAAACCAAGGGTCGTCGCGAAGACGCCCTTGTGTACTCTGAAGAACACGGACACCGACGCCTGAAGGACAAAGAAGAACTTCAGGGTATCCGCATCAAACAACTTACCAGGAACAAACTAGCATGATTCACAAAGTCGTTTCAATCTTCGACCAGGCCACGCTTGCCTATGGCCGTCCCGTTTTCGTTCCAGCGCTTGGCGCTGCAATTCGTTCGTTTCAGGACGAAGTTTCCAATCAAGAAAACCCGAGCGATCTCTCGCGTCATCCATCTGACTTTGCGCTTCACCACGTGGCCGATTTCGACGACGCCACGGGTACCTTCATCAACGTAGCCGACGTGCGCATCTGCCGTGGCGCTGACTTCGTGAAGGCCTAAACAAAATGATGCACCGTAATGCTTCTGTGGACACGCATCGCTTTGCGATGACGCCCAAAGCCGACATTCCCCGATCGGCCTTCACTATCCAGAAAACGTATAAAACCACGCTTGACGCTGGCATGCTCGTTCCGTTCTATGTCGACGAGGTCCTGCCAGGCGACACATTCAATCTCAAGTCGACGATCTTCGCGCGTCTCGCCACGCCGTTGTTTCCAGTCATGGATAACCTCCATATCGACACGTTCTTCTTCTATGTACCCAACCGCCTTGTCTGGACGAATTGGGTCAAACTCATGGGCGAGCAGACAAACCCTGCGGATTCCATTTCGTTTCTTACACCCCAAACCACAAGTCCAGTAGGCGGCTATGCAGCGAATTCACTATTTGATTACATGGGCCTCCCAACTGTTGGACAAGTTGGCGCTGCTGCGACCGTTACTCACTCGTCTATGTGGCTTCGTGCGTACAACCTTATCTACAACCAATGGTTCCGCGATGAAAACCTTATCAATTCTGTTACTGTTCCTGTTGGTGATGGTCCTGACACCACTGCTACTTTCGCTCTTCAAAGACGAGGCAAACGTCACGACTACTTCACTAGTTGCCTTCCCTGGCCACAAAAAGGCGGAACAAGCGTAACGCTTCCCCTCGGCACTTCGGCTCCGATCAAGTCTGACGCTAGTGGTATCCAAATGCGTGGCTCTACTGGCACGATGTTCTCTTTAAACATTGCTGCTGCTTCTGGTTCGCCGCTTACGTCTGGTAATACGACGACGGCTGGAACGGTTAACTTTGGTCCGGCCGGTTCGGCGAACACCGGACTCTATGCCGATTTGTCATCTGCCACGGCGGCAACAATCAACCAACTTCGACAATCGTTTCAGATTCAGAAACTGCTCGAACGCGATGCCCGTGGCGGCACTCGCTACACCGAAATTATTCGGTCTCACTTCGGGGTGGCATCACCAGACGCTCGCCTGGATCGCCCCGAATACTTGGGGGGAGGTACTACGCCGATTGTTTTCAACCCGATCGCGCAAACGTCTGGCACAGGCCAGACAGGCCAGACAACTCCTCTGGCAACTTTGGGTGCCATGTCTACTGCACTGGCTACCAATCACGGCTTCTCAAGTTCGTTCGTCGAACACGGGATGATTATTGGTCTCGTGAATATCCGTGCCGATATAACCTATCAGCAGGGCCTTCGCAAAATGTGGTCCCGCCGCTCCAGGTACGACTACTATTTTCCAGTGTTCGCCATGCTCGGCGAACAATCTGTTCTCAACAAGGAAATCTATTGTGATGGATCAGCAAACGACGATCTCGTGTTCGGCTACCAGGAACGGTGGTCGGAGTATCGCTATAATCCGAGCGAAATTACGGGCCTTTTCCGAAGCACAACCGCGGGCACCATTGACGCCTGGCATCTTGCCCAGCGCTTTAATTCCCTACCAACCCTCGGTAAAACCTTCATTGAGGAAACGCCTCCGCTTTCTCGCGTACTGGCTGTGGGCGCGTCTGCGAACGGCCAACAATTAATCCTCGACAGCTTTTTCAACATTCGCGCTGCCCGTCCATTGCCGCTGTATTCGCAGCCAGGCTTGATCGATCACTTTTGAGGTAGACCATGGGCTTCTTCAAAAAGGTTTTTAAGGGCATCAAAAAAGTTGCCAAGGTTGCGGCCCCGATCGCACTTGCCGGCGGGGCCGGGTACCTAGGCTACAAAGCGTTTCAATCCATGACGGCCCCCAGCCTGTTTCCGGCTGGGGCCGATCCCAAAGACGCAGCCCCCGTGGGGATGCCGTCGATGAATTGGGGCAACGCTCTTGGCGCTGCGGCCTCGCTGGGTTCAGGCGCATTGAGTTACATAGGACAACGTGACGCCAACGCCGCTAACGCTCAACAAGCCCAAAAACAAATGGACTTCCAGGCCGATCAAAGCGGCACCAGTTGGCAACGTGGCATTGCAGACATGAAAGCAGCAGGGTTGAACCCGATGCTCGCCTACTCACAAGGTGGTGCATCATCGATGGGCGGCTCGACCGCTCGCATGGAAAACACCCTCGAGCCTGCCGTATCATCGGCTCGACAAACTGCTTTCATCAATCAGCAGCTACGCAACATGTATGAACAGAACAGTCAGATCGCTGCTCAGACTCGTCTGATCGAGGCTCAAGAACCCGCAGTGCGTGCTCAGGCCAATCTGACTTCTACTACGGCAAACGCCATTCAGCAAAAATTATCTCCCGAAATCGATCGTATCCGTGAGGGTTCAGAGAACCTGTCTGCTGATACGTACAACAAACTCCAAACGTACAGACGCGACAAGGAGTCATTTGAAGCTGACGTTCGAAGACGTAAAGCGGACGCTGGTTATTCTGAAGCCAGCGAAAAAATTGCTAATCGAAACGCCGCTTTCGCCGAAAGCGACCTGGGGGCTATTGCCCCTTACATCGAGAGTATCTTGGGAAGCGGTTCCTCTGCCGCTTCCATATTCCGGATGCTTTCACCTCGTGGCCGTTAGGCCTTAACACATAATACAAATAGTCAACATTATGGAAATCCGAACCGCCTACAA